ATTTAGATTTCGTTTTCAAAGATCTTATTTATATCCATTTTCAAAGATTAATCACCTTTGAAATTCACTCGTTTTCATAAACTTTTTACACTACCCTTATAAAGATATTATAGCATTTTCCAATTTAATTATGTTCAATCCTAAACATAATTATTTCTCGTTTTACTCTATAAAATCATGCATCGAACAAGTTCTTTGCACTCTATCAATTACACATTTTTGGTCGCTTATGTATCTTTTAGGACAAACTTTACATAAGATGTTTAGTTTAGGCTTGAACTCTTCCATACCATATTTTAGTGCGTAATGCTTCCTCAAGTTTAAGATGATCACGTTTGTAATTTTCGAAGATAGACTGTGCCACGTTTAGGTTCTTAGCAGTATATACTTCGATTGCTCCATAACTTACCTATGCTTCGATTAGTTCTAGATTAGATTTTACGTTTATATCTCACTTACTTTGTTTTGCCATAGTATCTCCCCCCTTTCGTTTGGGTAAGAAAAAAACCGTATTTCTACGGCTTACTTAGTTCTCTCCATAAAATTTATCTAACTGATAGTGTGTGCTACTATTTATCAGTTTCTTATAATGTGGATTGGCGTAAGTGTCACGGATATAAATCTTATACTCGTTCACAAACCATTTTCTATTAACTTTTCTTTTGAAATATAGCTCACAAAAATTGTTCAAAATATCTAACTCTTCCTCAAACAATGTTTCTAGCTGCAATAATAATATATGATTATCGAGACCGTCAACATCTTTAGAGCATAAATCTACAATTTTAGATCTAATTTTACTATGCTCATCAAGAATATATTTTTTGTTTTCCTCTTTTTCCTTTTTGTTGACTTTAACTATATTCACAATCCAACTTATTAACCCCCCAATCCCCAATACTATTGCAACGTATAGACCGTATTCTTCCACCCAGTTAGGAGGTGTAGGTTCTGTTCCCACTATTTGCCTTTCACCTTTACAATATAGGCATCAATTAAGTCATCCAACCCCTGTCTATTTTGGTCTCTTGTAATAACTTGTAAGTGACTCTCGTTAGCACTGTGTTTTAAAAAATCTGGAAAGTATTCATTACCCAATTCTTTTTTTAACTTTTCTAATATTTCGATTTTAGTCTCTTCACTTATTAATTCACCATCTGAATAGGTAAGTTTTTTATCAATAAATTCAAAAAATCTCTGAAATTCTATCTTTTTGTTTTCTGAAGATTGTATCTTGAATGCACTTTTTTTTACTAATTCATTAATATTCATTATAATGATTCTCCTTTAAATATAGAATTATTATAACAAACAATAAAATCTATAACAAATATTTTTCTAAGGTCTATACCTATTGTGTAAGATTGCTTGTTTTTAAAAGGAGAATCTAAAAATGAAAATAACCATTCATATGTAAGGAAAATGAGTGAACTGTAGCGTCAGGTATCTGCATTAAAAAAGTTCCTTTGCGTTTGTGTACAAGCATAGAAGTTTTCATCTACCCAATACAGTCTTCTTCTATGCTTGTTTATGTCAAGTGAAAAGTATCCCACCGATGCAATTGAAAAAGGGACCACTTTTAAATTAAAATAAGCAATGCTCTTATTTGAACATAGATACGAATTTATGTTACTTCGTTGTTACAATAAATAGTCAAGGAATAAAACAAGAAAATACTATATTAGCTTATGATGAATTTAAAAAGTTTGTTGATGTTGTAAAGTCACAAACCGAATAGACAGCGTACTACATTTTATATTGTTGCGAATTATGTTCTGGCGAATTACTTGCACTTCATATGTACGAGAGTGTTATAGAGAACAAAAACTTTATACTACCTATAACCGGGATACAAAAGATCGTGTACTTACAGCAACAAAGAATTACGAAAGACGTGTAGTAGATTTCCAGACGAATGCAAAAGTGAAATTGAAAAATCACTAGAAACAATACCTAATTACAAAAATCACCTCAATAACCTTTAATCGGCTATATAAAATACTATAGCAAAACAACTTACGAAAGACATGAAGCTGATGATGTAGTGTTGTATAGATCACGGCACTTCACGCTTCACAACTTACGACATACGTACGTTTCTACTTTAGTTGATATTGAATGAACTTCTAAAGATATTGCTGATAGACAGGGACATTTGTTACCAAGCAGAAAGCAAGATACCCTTGATAAACTGAATAATTTATCAAAAAACATCTAAAAGTTGTTACGAATTTGTTACGATAAAAAAAGAAACCCTGTGAAATAAGGGTTTTTCTTTCGATGGTGCGCTCGACAGGAACAATTGAAATCATTTGATAATTATCGTTTCAAACGTGAAACATAGCGATATATTAAGCTTTTTTGAGTGTTTTCGATATATGTTTGATTATCTAGATACTATACTTTTTTATAAAAATCGTTAACTTTTTATTAACTATAAAAAGAGTTTGGGAAGGTGTGTTTGTTAACTTTTTATGCCCTTCCAATTATATAGATACAAATAAAATAGAATGCTTCAAAAAAAAGCCCTATATAATAAGGAAAAGGAAAATCACTAAAAAAAGAACCTACCCACGAACTAACGTGAGTAGGTTTTTGGTTATCTTGTGTATGTAATGTCCGCAACGTTAAAGGCAGTGTTTAATCCGCCACCTAGGACGATGCGGTTGCCTCTGATTTCGATTACTGGATATTCTTTACCGACGATGCTCGAAATTAGTCCGACACCATCATACGACACTGCTCGATTAACTCGTGCATGTGTACGTTTAATAGTTGGTTGACTTGGAGTAGGTGTAGGTGTAGGTGTAGGTGTTGGAGCTGAACCACCATCAGCAACTAGTTTAAGATCAGACATCTTAAATGCTGTATTGATTTGAGCTAATACAACTCGGTCACCTTTTACCTCTACAACTTGGTAAACGTTTTGCGTAACGAACGCAGCTAAATGCGTACCGTTATAGTCCGTAGTAGTTTTTGGCTGAACCTTTGAACCAACTACGATTGTAGCGCCTGTAGGTGGTGTACTTGGCTTAGGTGCTTCAACTACTGGAGGTTTCTCAGCAGGTGCTGTTGCACTTACTCCGAACCCTGCACGAATAGCTTGTGCAATATCATTTGCAATAGCTACTTTATTTGCTTGGTATTTGTCCATATCTGCTTTGTTAGTAATGAAGCATGTTTCAACCAATGCACTTGATACACCTTGATTCTTTGCGGTAGTGATAACAGAAAAGTTTGTCACCTTAACACCTCCACCACGTACAGTGAAGTATTTACCTAATGCTTTTAATACATTTGCCTCGACTGTAACTTCTTTTTCTAATGTAGTTACATAAATTTCAGTACCATGCGCAGCTGCATCGTTAAATGCGTTGAAATGCACCTCAAACACGTAATCATATCCTAGCACGTCCAATGTACCATTTTGAGCATCAGCGTAAGCATTACGTGTTATGTCTCTAACAGCTACAGTTACACCATCGCCACGGAGCTTTGGTGCAATCAATCCAACCAATTCACGTGTTAAATCAGCTTCACGATATCCATTACCTAGAGCTCCTGAGTCTCCTGCTCCGTGTCCTGCAATTAATAAAATCTTCATATTTACCTCATCTTTCTGTGCCTTTTTGCACTAAAAAAGAGAATGCCTATTCAGCACCCTCATCTTTGTTCACTAATTTATCTACTACTTCTAACCCTTGGGTTAATACCTTAGGAATCTTGTAATCCATTTCTACTAAATTTTCAATGATCGAACGACATTCATTGACCATCAAGGATGCCAGTACGAAATATCCAATTAATGTAGAAACCTGTAAATCAATTCCAATAATTTTACCTAACTCAATAAATGCTACTGACATAGCAAATGCTAATGCAATCATTAACCAGTATCCTAGTTTTTTAATCACACCTTTCAAACCAACTGCACTAGACTCCTTTTTGAGCATTCTAGCTTTCATCCAGCCTGTCATCCAATCTAATAAATTAAATAGAAAGAACATCACAAATACTATCCAATATTTTCCGAATAGCATTGCAAATAGTGCAATCATTGCTCCTCCTATTGCGTTCACCCCTTTAGTCACTGTTGATATCATTTTCTTCATTATTCCCTTCCTCACTTTCTAGTGATACGATGTTTTTCACATCTACAATTAATTGATCCACACGTTCAATCTCTTTCTTGATTCTATCGTGTGGTATTTTTTTCTGTTCCCTTTCCATTTTCGCAGCGTTGTAACTTCGTTCAGCTTTCAGCACTGCTTTATCTTCTTCTGAATAATCATAGTTTTTCAAATCTTCTTCAAGTTTTACCTTGTATTGTTCAAGTTTTTCTAATTCATTCATGTATCCTCCTACGCGGTCCTTAACCACATGTAACAAGTAATATAAGGTTGCAAATTGTTATGTGCTTGACCGCTACCTGTGTTAAGAGTGTTGGCTCCTAATCTACTCGCTTGCGAACCTAATTGTCCTCCATATGTTGCCATCATTGTCCATTGAGGAAATGAAACTTGAGGGTTACCACTCGTTTGTGTTGTGGCATATGTATGAACGTGACTCGGCATTTGAGCAACGGTTAATGTATGTGTCTTTGCACCACCTGTCTTTTGTACCGTATTAAACTCCGTTTGTGATGTATCTACCCCTACAGGTACTCGTCCATTTCCCCATCTAACCCATGTACCACCGAAATAAGTACTTGGATTTATGTTATTAACACTCATATAAATACTTCCTATTGGAAAATATGGATGTGCATAGGCCTTTTCCTTATTTATTTCCAATTGTATTGCGTTTGGCATTAATACCTCTCTTTCCGTTATGTATTAGTGCCAAGGACAATTAGCCTAAAGGAAAGACGATTGTTCCGATATATCCTCCTGCAGTGTGCGGGTTGAGAGCTTGAACTGAACCACTAGCTTGTACTATAACGTTCACATTCCTGTTAATTCCACCTTCTACTGCTGAGTTACCAGTCAACGATCCATATTGTTCTGTTGTTGGCCTAAAACCTGCAGGTAAAGTAAATAATGTAGTCCAAGATGTGCTGTTAGGTACATTCCCGTTCCAGTTAATTTTCACCCAACCAGATTGCCGTTTGTACTGAACATTGGTGAAGCCAGCTACTTTCGTCCAACTTGTCCCCTCCAATACTGGATATGCATCTTCTTTATTTTTTCCTACTTGTAATTGTACTTCGTGTTTCGCCATAATATTGGCTAGTTACATTACTACCTAATCGATCAAATAACAATCTTGAATAAAAATACGTGTTCCTGATTCTATGTCTAGTTGTGATTCAATACCATTCCTATTCACAGTAACATTTAAAGATATATTGTCCATTGTATAAAAACGTTTAGTATACACATCAGGACGAGGATAATCACCTTCGAATAAATTTCCCCATTTGGTAATTTTCTTGTTAGCAGTTACATCTACCATGATGTAAACTGTTTTTCCAACAATTCTATACCTCGGACGAAATCCATATCCCGTATTCACGGTAAGTGAACTTATTGGATTCAATGGCAACCAACCACTATCATATATATCTGGATAAAACGCATTTCCATCAACCATTAAATACCCTGCATTAGGCATAACTTGACACCTCTTTACGAGGATACAAGCCTACATAACTAAGCCTGCACCCCCAATCTTTCACTATATATATATATATATATATATATATATAAGGATAGTATTCTATTTATCATATATCTTCCTCCTGTTACCATGATTTTGTAATAACGTAATCGATAACCATTCGCCCATTTTGTGTAATATTTCCTTTCACTTGCAATGCGGCATTAACACTTGCATCAGGCACTGCACCGATACCAACTTGATTTTCTCTAATTGACAATTCAGGTTGAGCTTTTACAAGCTGTGTAAGTGCATATGAAGCACCAAAGTAATCACCAATCTCTAGTTGTACATCATAGTTCTTATCTGAATCGAATAGTCCAACGATATTGTTATACGAAAAAGAACTACCACTGATTGTGATAGCCTGCTGTACCCAACCACCCCAAGTGGATGCAGTTGTTAATTTGTATCTAAATTTTAGTGTAAGGTTTGGATTCTTATCTACTCCGTTGATGTTCAATCTGTCGAACGTTCCGTTCGTAACTAAATAAGTAGACTCTTCAACACCATTAACACGTAGCATATTGAATAAACTTATAATTGGTGGAGTGTAAGGTATCCACTTAGCATAAGTCTTTGTGTATTGCTTTTGAAGTCCACGAGAATCAATAACAGTGAGAACCATTTGCGTTTGTTTTGTGATTGTAGTTGTAGTTATTGTCGAACTAGTGCTACTGATCACTTGGTCCGATACACTCAATTCATACCTTGCAATCGATGCTCCATTTTTCGCGCTTGCTATTATAGAACTAATTTGTAGATACGATACATTTTGTATGATCCATTGGTTGTTGCCTGTTTTTGCAATTGAATTAGGATGCATATCCTTATAACTAAATCCCGTTAGTGATGGTGCATTTGACGTTTTATTAACTGTCATTGTTACAATACGTGAGTTACTTCCCACCAACACACCATTACTGTATGTAGTAACTGTGGCTGTAAGGTTTAGTGATAATGCATTGGGAATTGCATTATACAGTGCTGTATTTTGCGCTGCGGTCAATGAGAAGTTTGTTGTGTACTTCAGTGAACTACTCGAGAAACTTAACGTCTTCAATACTGTATTGCCCTGTCGCAATTCAAACGTATGTGTGAATGAGTCGCTGTATGTAGTTATAGGTATTTTGATTACACTTCCTATATCGAATGACGTATCTTTCTCTATATAAGATATTCCATTTGTAGATGCATTTAACACTAATTGTTGAGTGCTCATTCTAGAGCCGTCACGACCCCACAACTCAATATGGAAATTATATGCCACTCCTGGACTTAATCCAGTAACTGTAGTATTTCCATTACCCACATCACTACTAAACAAAGTATAACTACTTGCATTACTTGCTTTGTAGTATATTCTTGTTGTCCAATAATTATATGAATTATTACCTTTAGTAAGATTCAAAGTTACTGAGTTGTGCGTTACTCCATTGACATATCCTGCCAATGTACCTGTGGTTGGGATGTTTAATTGTCCTGTAGCAACTGTTGCATTTCCTGGATATAATCCATTGTTTACTCCGCATCCAGGAGAGTGTTTTGCTCCACGAGCATTCCCTAACGGTAAATCAAGTGTTCCGCTAGCATATATCGGACTGCTTTGTCCTGGTGTTAAATAGTAATTTACATTGGCAATCACTTCAGTTTGATGAAACCAAAATTTTATTCCATTTTCTACCGAACTAATGAAGTATCCACCACTACAGTAATAGCGCATATTCCACGAAATACGATACTTAACATTCGGCCACGAACCTACAAGAGAAGCAGATGTATCTACTCGTATCTTCGCATAAGGATTGCTCGTTGCTATATAATTTGTAGCCATCTTATCACCTCTTTATAATTGTGAAATCTGCACCATGATTTCCTGTTGTTCTTGCATAGATTTGCATGTCACCAATACGCACATTACTTCGTGCAAACAGCTTATGCACTTCGGTTTCATCGCCATTGAGTGAAAACACTCGCTCACTTGCATCGTATCCAGCAAACTCTAATGTGTTGATTACTGTTTTGTTGTTCGTTCCATCTTGAGCTACCTCGATACCGTTTTTGTCGATTTTCACATTTGTGGTATAAATCTCATCATTCGATGATGACCATTGCTGTTGGATTTCTCCATCGTTTGCCATGATGTCACTTATCAGCAACCATGCACCACTCGACCCAACCTCTACAACGGCATCATTTCCTAATGCTTCAAAAGAAACATTGAACGATACCCAGTCACTTTGTACCTCTGCTGGTAAATTAAAAAGATACACTTCTTGTGTGCCTGTCATGATTTTTAAATATGCAGTATTTGTGAATTTACGTATCTTGCATGAAACAGTATATTTCCTTCCTACAATCGTTTTAAATGATTGCTTCAATGTTCCATCATTTAACATGAACGCATATCCACTTACTGTATTATTTCTTATATCAACATCAGTCATCGACGAAATATTTCCAGTCAATTCCCAAAAGTTCATACCATTCCAACCACAACTATTTAGCAGTTTGTTAATTCCACCGCTTTCACTAATAGCGAAGTTAATCGCATCAACTTGTTGCTGAATGTACGAGTACGCTTCTTTTAATGTGACTTCGTTTCCATTGATTATTGTTGTGCTGTTTTCTACTAGTAATTCAATGGATCCTTGCTGCATTGTAATGGATGTATTGAGTGATTCGATTTGCCCTTGTAAATCTTCAAGGTCTCCTTGATACGCTCCTACAACCACCCATTGCCCCTCGTGGTACGTTTTTTCCGTTGGAGGACTCATTGATATGTCTATCCACGTTTGTCCGTTTACTGGATTCTCTGGTTCAAATGCAGACACCATAGGCTTCAAATTTTCAACCTTAGTATTTATGTTAGAAATCTCTGCTCTAATTTCACCATCAATTTTATTTACGATTAGTTCAACATTCATCACCTTTGATTCAAGTGATGTTGCCATATCATAATTAATTTGATTCTTTGTTTGAGCAATTGTTTCAAGTGTACTGTGGATACCGCCTGTGTACTGGATAGAGTGTTTGAAAATATGTGCCTTAACAACATCTCCTGATCTATTTGTAATATTGATTACATTACAACTATCAAGGTGTATTTGACCTTGCAATTCACATTTAAAGGGTATGTACTCCAACCCATTCACACGTTCGAATATTTCCAACTTTGATTCATTTCTATCAATGTCTAAAATCGGATTGTTAGCAATGTTCATTTCAGTCAACCCATGCTCATCAATTGATTGCTGGTCCTGAATGTATACATTTTCATTTTGTGGCATTCGAGATAATACTAATGAATTAATTGGGCCATACTTTTCAGTGGTCGTGATTTGCTTCGATTGTGCATTGATGCCAATATTGATATCAACTTCATTGAACCATTTCATTTCCAATTCGTTTATTCGATTTATATGAGCAACCGTACATGTCGCTTGTGCGATTGCTTCAACTACATTTGCACAGGTCGCATTTACACCAAAAAAGACTTCGCTAGGAATAACGAAGTCTTGGTTTGGTAAAACATCATCATGAAGCGGTACGCCTGCCTGACTACATACCTCAATCAGCAAATTTTTTATAGTGATTGGATAAGTAACTGCAGATGTATTAAATGGAATATTGAACAACATTTTGCTATCCATAATTTTATATTCAACATCACTACTCACTTCATAAACATGATAAGTACCCATTGGAACGTATTCAATGTCTGTGCTATTTACATATACTCCCATGAATATTTCAATGCTTTGATTTTCTAGATTCAACTGATCTTTAAAATCAACTTTAATCGTTCCACTTTTCGCAATAAAGGTACCAACAAATACATTGTTAGTACCATAGACATTATCATCAATTTTCACACTTATTGGATTGTATCTATTCCCTTCAAACAAGAAATAGCAATCCATTCGTCGTACAGATTTAGCAATTGCTACTTTAAAGGCTTCACTTACAGATACTTGATACATCAGTCATACCTCTCATTCGAAACAAGTTGAAATTGAATGGTTTCGAAGTAATCCATCATGCCTTCTAATCGCGATTTTTTCGGATCAACACAATAGCATTCAATTGTTTTCAATGTGTCAGTCTCACTATCTCTAAATTGCACACGCATTTCAGGGTTTTTTAATAAATTTAAAATAACCATTCCTTCATTTACTGGTGTAATTCCAAGAGTCACATCAATGCTCATAATTCTACCAAGTATATCTCGATTCATGTGAAGAGATGGGACACGACCAGATTTGTCCCCATCTTGTGTAGATGCCAAATCATCATAACTAACGATGTTATTTATAGTAACACCATCAATCACCAATAACGTTTTATATGCCATCCTATCCTCCTATCATTGCAAGTTCTTTTTCAGCTTCTTTAAGCGATATTAACAACCCCTTACGATCGACTTCACATTCTAGTTTCAATGAAGAAATAAGAATAATCAATTGTTTAAGTAATTGGATTATTTCTTTCAACATGCTTGAGTCAGAACCTTTACTTGCACCAGCAATTGCTTGATCTGCTAACTCGCGTAGTTTGTTTTCAGGTGCTACAACCTCACCTTGGTGACGGTTGTCCCCAATCATTACAAGTTGCGGTTGGTTCGCCTTAACAAAACCACCTTGTGCAAGTGCTGGGATTTGTGGCACTGGTAATGGGTTTTGACTCCATAAGCCTTTAAACGGCTTACCTACAACAGGTAAATCAATGTTACGAATCGTATTCAACAATCCATTAATAGTATTGAATGGTACTGCGATCACCTTATTGATCCCACCTAAAATTGTGTTAACAATCGATTTAAACACATCACCGATTCCGCCTACTATTCCATCAAAGATTTTTCCACCTTTTGTAAAAATACCTAATATTTTATCCCAGGTACTTGATACAAAGGTTTTCAATCCGCCCCACATATCTTCCCAAATACCTTTTATTGTTCCTAGTACGTCTTTGATTGTATCCTTAACTTTCTTTATTGCAGTATCTACGCCCTTTGTAATGCCTTCCCAAGTGTCTCCAAAGAAGTCTCCAACACCTTCCCAAACATTCTCCCATGTAGATTGAATGTCATGAATAGTGTTCGTAATGAAACTAGACACATCATTTATGAATGATTCTGCAGTATCTTTTATTCCTTGGCCAATATCACCAAAGAAATCCTTAATACCTTGCCATACAGCTTCCCAATCACCACTGAATACGTTATTTAAGAACTCCATAACTCCTGTAAAGAAACTAATCAATTTCTCCGCAACTTCTGCAACAAACTTAACGAAACCGCTTAGGATATCCCAAGCTTTACTAATTACACTTGCTAAAATCGGAGCAAACATACCCACTAAGAACTCAACTACTGGAGTTAACATTTCTACAATCGTTCCAACAAATTCTGCAAGTTGTCCCGCAAACTCAATTAGTTTATTAACAACTGGCTGAATGTATTCATTTAGAATTTTCGAAAAGTCTTCTGCAATATAGTCAATCACTGGTTTAATGTACTCATTGTATTTCTCCATGATTGTTCCCAAAATGCTGGTTAATGCATCTCTAATCTTTATGTAGGTTGGCTGTACATATTGATCGTATGTTTCGCCAATCTTTTTAAACGTGTTATCAACGAACTTAGCGATGGCACTTGTTACCGTTTCAATCGGTTTAAGCATGCCTTGCAGCGTCTTTTTGATAAGGTCTTTATTCGCAGTTATCGGAGTAAGAATTGCATCCAATATATCCCTTCCTAATTTTGCCAGTAATTGCGTCATTCCCATTGCACTATTAACGATAATTTGAATCAAATTAGATCCAATCGATACAGCAGTTGGACTAGCAAATACTCGTACAATTTCTGCTAATGCGATATTGAATTGAGCAATGATTCCATTTATATCAGTTCTAATATCAAACATGGTGATGAGGTGACCTTTGATTCTATTCACATTTCGTTCTAAAAATGTCGATACAGAACCTACGAGTAAAGTGGCTATAGTTGTCCCAACCGATGCAATTCCACCGACACTTGTTCCCCACAAAAAATAGAATGAGTCAACCATACTCCTCATTGAACTAAGAACTTTTTTATCAGTGAATATTTCAACAACACTATCACCAATAGATGCAATGTAATCTTTTAGTCTTTCAATTTCTTTGTATGAGTCTCCAAAGCCTAATGTGAATCCTTTAGTAAAGATTGAACTTAGTCTTTCAAACTCTCTAATAATCCCATCAAGCATTCCATCAAAGATACTTGCTTGCTTAGTTGCTTTAGGGAAATCTACAGCATCAGCAACACTTCCTTCTGAAGATCCGCCACTGCTGCCTCCTGAACCACTAGAACCACTATCACCATCATCACTACCAAATGTTAGCTTGTTGATAGTATCAACTTTAGCGAAAGCCTTTTGAATCTTCTTGGCTGCTTTACTTGCTCCATCACCAACAGAACCAACGGCATCTCCTGCATCATCTGCAGCAGTACCAACAGCACCAACATCTTCAGTAGCATCAGCTAACGCTCCACCACCTGAGTCCCCACTGTAACCTGTGAGCATCTCCATGAGACTTCCAAACGAGTCAGCAAGCACTTGTAGGTTCGCTAACACCCAGTTGATTCCTTTGATAATAGGAGAGAATAAAGCAATCAATCCCTTTCCTATTGATGCTTTGAATGACTCCCAACGCAATGTAAGGATACGTGTTTGGTTAGCCCATGAGTCTTGTGTACGTGCAAAGTCACCAGTCGCAAACTTCAATTGGTCCTGAACGAATTGATAACGTAACATTACCTTTTCCTGTTCAGTCATAGCAGCAGTTGCTTTGTTGATTCCTTTTGACAACGCATATTCATCAAGCGCGGTTTGAGTCATTACAATTCCCAAATCTTTTAACGTTTCAGTCTCACCACTGAAAACTGATTTCAATTTTGTATATGCTAAATCCCCATCAATGTTATAAAAAGAAGCAACATCACCAGCTAACCCTGTAAGAGTTGTAGCCATGTCTGCTGCTTCTTTTTCCGTAAATTTAAATGCTTGGGCCATAGATCCGTATGTACCAACCATACGTTTTGCAACTGTCTCACTTAAACCAAATTGAGTAATTGCGTTTTTAGCAAAGTCGTTTACTTGTCCATTCATTTTGGGAAAGGCAACATCAACAACGTTTTGCACTTCTGCTAAATCACTTCCTAGACTTAAGCAGGATGCTGCAAACTTTCCAATGGCAGCAACCGAGAATGCAGCTGCAGCCATCTTACCGATTTTAGTAAATGTTTTACCAAATGAATTTTCCATATTTGCTGTTGATTTGCTTGTAATTGAATTAATTTGCTTATCAAAACCGCGTCCATTTAATGTTAAATCAAGACCAATCTGACCAACTGTAGTTTTACTCATTAGCTACACACCTCCTTCTGCCAATTTTTTAAACATATTTTTGAAACCTTCAATCACTTCATCATATGTTTGTTTATCTATTTTCTTAGCGTTACGATTCAGCCAATCATTTCTAATTTGCTTTTGCTCCTTAGAAAAATTTTTTATAACTTCTTTATCTTTTTCTGCTCGAATACTTACGATTCTTCCTAATGGAGTATCATCCATGATCCCTGTTAAGTATGAGCAAAATTCGTTCCAAGGCATATCGTTTACACTTCGTAATCTAATTCCATATTGCTTAAAGAAACTCGATTCAATTAATGGCCAATCATCAATGATGTCATAATAATCATCGCTTGAATTATTGTCCGTGAAATCGAGCTTTCACTACCTCGAGTTCTTCGTTATTAACTAATGCTAATAAAGCGAAGAAAACTTCTTGGTATTGAGAAAAACTTAATGGTAATGCATCAATTTCTTTTGCTGCTTTTTTTCCAACAAGCATTTCAATAATTTTTGATAGAATGGCGAAATCGTCGCGATCTTCTTCGTTACCTTTTGACATTTTTTTCATTTCGTCATTCATTTTTAAAACGTTTGTTTTTTCATCGTTTACAACATATGTTTTTCCGTTGATTGTTAACGATGGTTTTTCTTCAGATAATAAACTTGATAAATCAATATTTTTCGACATATTGTCCTCCTAATAAAAATAAAAGAGAGACCAAAGTCCCTCTATACTGCTGGAGTAAAAGTTGGTTTACCATTACTCATAACTTCAAATTCAAGTGGTGCAACTCCTGTAGAGTCACCTGCACCAATGTTAGTAACATTAATTACAGCACCCTTCAATTCTACTTTTGATCCATCTGGAAAATTCCACGTGAAATCTTCTTCTACATCACGACCGTTTTCCAAAAATAAAGCAGCAACTTTATCATTTCCTGGATCTCCAACATTTCTTTTTCCGGTACATGTAATCGTTACAGATTTCGCTGTCATTAATCGCTTAGTCCAACCCTCTGCATCGAACGGTTTCCATTCTTCGATTCCGTTATCAAAAGAAACTCCGAACGTTTCCATATCCGCAATCGACAAATTACTATCACCGATTCCAAATTGATTTTCGTAACAAGGATATACTCCTGTAATACCTGGCATATTTATGCCTCCTTTCGTTCATAATAAATTATGAGCTGAATCACACGCTCATAAATACCTGTATCATCCGTGTGGACGTCTACAGGTTCGTTATTCAACAACTCAACATAATACACACGTGTATCATTTAAATCGAATTGTTCCAATCTTTCTAGTTTACTGTACAATTCCAATGCCTTTTTTTCGGTATGGTCATGATACATGTCCCAATGGACTAGCAAACTAATTGGTTTAGTTTTGTATTTCGTATTGGCCAATCCGCCTAAAGCAATACGAGGTATATTGTTAGTTTCTAGTTGATAGACCCCAAGTGATTTTTCTTTCTTACTGTCAAGTTTACCTTCATAGTAGAAATCAAATCCTAGATCCATCCCTTCTAACCACTCCCTTATATTTGTTAATGTAAGCATTTTTACCTCCTAGCCTATAAGCCTTTTATAGAACTGGCCGAAAAGCTTTGCTGCATCTTTTTGTTTTGTTCCTCCTGGCAACCAATCTTCATACCAATTCCCTTTTGCATTAGGGTTGTTAATGGTTTGAAAATCGTATTCAGGATGAAAATACAATCGACGAGCTTGTGGACTTGTAGTGATTATTGTCACTTGCCCATTTGCTTTCTTCGCATCATCTACAAACGTTTGTTCGTTTTGCATAGATCCTGTGTCAAAAGGCATTACTTGTGCATTACGAACTCGTGTGTTCAGTTCTTCACCAGTCATAGCAAGTGCCTTTTGACCGTCTAGATCTAATTGCTTTAGTTTTGATGGAAATAGCTTTAACTTTACTTTTGCTACAGCCATTACTTTAACTCCAATGTCGTAAAATTCACTGAACCATCAGGATTGCGTGATTTGCGACCTTTGTAGATTTGTCTTTTCTCACCATGTACTATTACAAAACCATTTGAGATAGTTGCTAAACCAGGTGCAATATCTCCATTAAAAAGAGCCTTACCATTTAAAGTGATAAGACTCTTCTCTGCATTTAATATTTGATAAGCTTCATCTTGAAAATTACATTTCAATGATGTGGCATCTATCGCAACTTGTGGCCCACCTGTAGGCCCTAACTCTTCTTTGTAAATCGTTATTTCAATCGGTGTAGTGCATACTGAATCAGGAACGAGCTGTGGATACTTAATAGTAAAAGCTCCTAGTCGTTAATCCTGTTTGTTCTAGGAGTGAATAAAGTTCAGTTGGTATTGGAATACCGTTCTCAACTTTCACTGTCCAGGACTCTCCAAAATGCATTGTTACACCGTTGATTGAATACTCACTAAGAATCGTTTCAAGAGCATCTTTGTTTGAATACTCAAAATCGACAAGTTCACATGTAACATCCTTTATAATTTCTTGTTGAAAATCTGTTAGATCATCAAACCTACCTATAATTCGGTTGAAAGTTAATGTATCAATATGGCGACTTGCCTTCTTGAGTAACTTTTCAAGAGAGTCAGCATCTTTCGCAACTCCCTTGTAAGTATCTTTGTAGTAGTTTTCATCTACGTATGGTTGGTAAGCCATAGGCACCTCCTACTTCGCTGCAGCTTTTAGTTCTTTTTCTGCTTTTGTTAATTTTGCTTTTAGATCTGCAACTGCTTCATCTTTCGCTTTATTAGCTTCAGTTAATTGAGCAATAGCATCATCTTTCGCCTTTAGTTCTTCAGCACTTACTGCATCTTTAGTAGCTTCTGCAACTGCTTCTGCTACTTGCTTTTCGTGTTCAGCAACCGAGATTTTTGACAAAGGTGATTTCTCTACTACTTCACCTTTGTCATTGTAAATATCAAAACCTTTAGCTAAGTAAGTTTTTTTACTTGTTTCATCAACTTTATATTCACGATTTTCTTTTCTTGCGTATAACATAGTCAAACCTCCTTATGCTTCTACATTCATGTAACATGCTTTGCTTAAGAAATCATCTAAAGCGAATGTTCCATTGAAACGACGGTTTTGGTATAAGTAGTTATCAGCTGTGCGTGAATCACTACCAGGCGTGAACATGTGGATATATGAATACTTCACACGAGAAACTTGTGCTTCAGGATCTACGATAATGTAGTTGATTTGTTTTCCAGTTGTCGCAACAGCATACCCATTAGTGAAGTTGTATGCTGTTTTAAATCTTTCTAAAGGTACAGTCACAATTTCGTCAAAGTCTTCCATAGAAGTAATACGACGGTCCAATCCATTTCCTTTTGAAACATCTAGTGTACGTTGAATACCTTCAGCATTTTTCAAAATCTTTTTGTATGTAGATGTACAGTAGATAATGCAACGAGAAATTGGCACACCATCGTTTTCTAGTTTTTCTACAACGGCATCAAAGTCAGCAAGAATGTTTGCTTTTGTAATGACATCAGTAGAAATGTTAGTAGGTGCTACACGTTTTAATTCACTATATAGTTTAGAGAATGTGTAACAGTCTAGTTCGGGAATTGATTGACGACGGTCAAAGTCATGTTGAATATTCCCAATTGATAAAACTTGGTTTGTTTCATCTACATCCATTGGATCAACCACAAATTCAATGTCACGGTCATGGTCAAGAGTTTTTGTTTCAAACTCATTTTCATATGATCCCGAATTGAATCCAAGTGAACCACGATTATGGTCTTTATATCCACTTGTTTTGATTTTCGGTAAGCGAATATCCTTTGTGTTGATAATTTTAATCGTTGGGTTGGAATTAAATAGTTTTACTGATTTTAAATCAGATCCATACAATTCCATAATTTGATTGTAAAACTGTGATACATAGTTAATCATAAAATTTCTTCCTCCTATTTTTTATTTGGTAAAATAATTCGACCATCTTGAATTCTGGTATCGCTTCCTGAACCACCATCAGTACCTGGAGTTCCGATAGGTTGGAACCCACCTGTTCCATTTGGATTTGACTTAAATTCAGGAAAATCTTTTAAAACATCATTGATAGCTGCTTTTGCTTTGTCATCAATAACTTTTCCGTCTTCGTTTACTAAACCTTCGCGTTCTACTAGTTTTAGTAAACGTCCGACTTTTTGTGCATCAACTCCTTCAGCAGTTGCTAGAGTTGTTAATGCAGTATCAATTTCACGATTCAATATTTGTGCTTTTAGCTTGGCATTTTCAGTTTCAAGTTCTTTGTACTTATTGGCCTCAGCTTCTTTTGCAGCTGCTTGGTCCGCTTTGTACTTAGTCATTGCTTCTTTCGCTTGTTCTTCAGTTAGGCCTTGGCTTTTAAAGAAACCTCTAAGTGCAGAATCTCCTGCATTAGCTTGTCTACCAGCGACAACTTCGCTTAACTTGTCATAGTCGATTTCCGGTGTTGCACTTGGCTGTGATTGTGGTTGTGGATTAGGTGTTCCTGCACCTCCATCTGCCCCTCCTGCTGGGTCACCACCTCCAAATAATTGAATGTTTAATGGATACTTGTTTTGTTCTTTCATATTTCCTCCTGTTTTTCGTGTGTCTCACGCTTATCAGTTTTAGGTGTGTCTCACCATGTTCTCGCACCTTTTTGAGCCATAAGCGGATTGGGCAAAAAGAAAAGCGCTCTACTTGGCGCTATCTTTTATTGTTTTAGGTTTTTCTTTTACTTCTTCAACTACTTTTTGATCAATAAGAACTTTCGCCCTTCCTTCAGTAGTATCGAATACACTTCCTGGCTTAATATAGTCTCCTTGAAGTTTATCGAAATATTCCTTGATACACTTTACTTTCATGATTCCTCCTTTCGGATATAAAAAAAGAACCCTAAGGTTCCATATCTCTATACTAATTTGCTTCCATCTAATCCAAACTCTTCTCCAGTGTAAGGGATGCCATCATTGATATGTTTCTCTATTACACTTATGAAATCATCCAGTTCAACACCAAAAATAGGGAACGTTATTTGCTCGCCAAACTTCTTTTCATATTGCTTTGCGATTTCATCAAAACTTATTTTATCAGCCATATCCATTCCTCCATCTTTATTTTAGCATTTCTTCAATAATTTCTTCAAAAATCTCATGTGATTTCGGAAAATATTTCTTTATTTGTTCTAGTGATTCAGGATTCATAATAGTCGCACTAAACATTTCTGCAAATGCTTCTACTCCTACGTCTATATTTTCCCAGTATTTTACACCATGTCCTGAAAAGGCTTTTACTTTACCTTTTGTAGCCCCTTCCCAAATATCTGACACATCTGAGCTAGTAATTAATGGCAATTCTCTCATTTCCATAATTATTTCAGTTTCTGCATGATATTTTCTAATTTTAGCAACACCCAAACGATCAAGCCATTCATCTTGATTTGCTTTCATCATTTTTAGTTTAGTGTCAATGTTCGTTTTCGCTTCTTCTCGAAGCATATCACCAAGAGTATATCCAATACCATCTTTTTGATGTTTCGTACTTTTGTAAAAGTTAGTAAATTGAATATTTTTACATTCAGGTGTTGCTCTTGCTTTTAAAATATCTATATTGTGACCAAACTCATGTAAAACAACTTCTCCTTTTCTTTGTACAAGTTCCGGTCCTCTCGCTTTTAACACAGTAATCGATCTTTCATTCATACTGGTATTGTTTATAAGAATACCCGGCTTTCCAATTGCACGACAATGTGGAGTTCCTTTAAAATTCATGTTACATACATGTAAATCATCAGCATATTTATTCCACAGTTTTTTCACATTTTCACTTGAACTATTACTTATAGTTTTATTTAAACTATTTGTATAATCTTCTCCAAAAAATTGAGATATATGATCGGTTTTTATAGATTCAACCTTTGCTTTTTCTTCTGTTTTCGTTTTAGTCTGAGACGTACCATAGCCCTTACCTTTAATCGATTCACGTTTATAATCACGTTTCATACCATCAGTATCTTCAACAAGTTTTCTTTGTTTTGCTTGCCAAAATCTTTTTTGAGTTGCGTATTTCTCACGATTGTCTGGATCCAATGTATTCTCTTCTAATCGCTTATAACTTCTGATCTGTCGTTCGTTATATCGTTGTTGAGCAATTGCTTGTGAATTTTCTTGAGTCTTGGCGACATCAGCTGCTTTAGGCATTTCGGTAATTCCAGGGAAGTACGTTGTGTGACTATGTTTGCAGTTTGGATGATAAAGACCATCTGCAACTGCTTGACTAAGAAGTGGATAACCCTGTTCCTCAGCTTCTTTGGCCGTACCTCCTGACCAAACATCATCAACATATACTTTTCCTTGCCACGGCAAACAAGTAGGACTACATGCACCATATTGGCTTACAAGAACAGTATGAATACCCCATTCTTTTCTCTTATCGCCTTCACCACTTAAATATCCACGCTTATTTGCAGTTCGAATAGCCATCTCTGCATACGTGTTGATGTTCACAACACGTCCATTTGCATATTGAATGCAATTGATACCCTTCTTTACAAAGTCTTTTGTAGCCATATCAATTGCTTGGCCCACTGTAGTAGTTCCTGTATTTGCAAACATCGCAGCTTTATGAATTACTTTACGATATTCATCATTCGATTTTCTTAGCATAGCATGTGCTGCTTTTGTTAAGTCTTTTTGCGTTGCTTTTATCAATGCTGAAAGTTTACGATCGTTAATCTTAAAGAAGTTTGCATCAATACCTTTGATACGTTTTAGTTTTGCACCTTTCTTAATAGCATTCAGAATTTTTATTTCTTCTTCCATGCCACCATGTGCATAAGATTGCTTGATTAATTCTTCAAGTTTAATGTTCACAGTGTTACTACGCTTATTTACATATGAAAGGTTACGCTTACGATATTCTTCTAATGCTTCTAGCTGTCTTACTTGCCATGCATCCCATTGAAAGTCTTCAGTGTTTTCCCAATTGGTATGACGCTTCATATTACGCATCATGGATTCGATTAGGTAATTCTCCATCTCTTTGTATATCTCGGAGATGTTGTACTCGTCCATATTACACCTTCATGATATTTTTGACTGAATAGACTTTATAGCCTTTCTTAATCCAGTCTTTTACTGCATCTAACACTTCGATTGCTGTGTCATATTTATCGTTGCGAAGCTCCATAACACTACCCTTTTCAAGTGCGATAATCATGTTTTGTCCTTTGTGTGCTTCACGAATCATTTGCACAGTTTCTTTTGCTTGCTTAGGCTTCATTTTGTAACTTTTCACTTCGCCATTTTTTTCTGGTACATTTACGATCATACATTTTCCTCCAATGTAGGGTCAGGCACATCAGGATCAAACATTCCTGGTTCATTCATTTGTGCAAGTCCATACTCTTCTTTGATACGTTTTACTTCTTCTTCTTTTTCTTCAGCAGTCAGCGAATCGCCGTACATTTCATCAACTATCTTCACCGTACTCATCGATTGACCTTGACGAGCCTTAGCCATAGTCTCTACAACTGACTCGAATGAAGGGTTGGCATATTCGCCAAATGCAATTGAAATTTCGATATCATCTTCAGTAATAGATTTCATATGATATACATCCATCGCTTTTATCGATACATTCAATAATTTTGGAATCACCTTAAGCAGGGCTTCAACGATTTTTCCACGTGTATAAAGTGTTGCCTTCTCTTTCTCACGTTGTGCTTCAGCGTTATCTAACTTCTTGTTATCAATTCCTAAAGTAGATGGACTGATCAATCCTTGCAAGCACAAGTCCAATACCGTCACATACGTTTGTAAGTATTGCTCCGCTTGTATATTAGGTGTCTCAACTTGAATCTTGTTACCACCTTCGGCTAGGTCACCTTTTGTTTGTGTGTAAGAAGACTCGAAATCATTCTTCATTAGAATTTCACCTGTTTTAGGATTTCTAGGTAATAAACGTTCAGGAATGTATCTCGTAGTACGTCCTTTTCGAATTGCATCTATCCATTGTGATACAACTTCATCTAACGCATCGAAATTACCTTGTTTTGTTTCAAATATCGACTTTCCACGATATTTGAACTTAGCGCTTTTGAATATTAAAAAAGGAACGGCCATGTTCAGCGTTCCATATTTTGAAATATTTCCTTGTTTATCAGCTTCCGCTCCAGCGAAAATGAAATCTTTGACATCAGCCAATTCAGGTACAGTATTCATTGGAACTTTTTTGTTGTTATCCAATGTGTAGAGTTCGTTCTTGATGTACCCATATCCATAGATTTCTTTATGAACATAATGACGATTATCATGTTCAATATAATTCTTAAATATAGTTTCACTATACTTGCTTCGTTCATATTTGAACTCGACCTTATCAGCTTCGTAGAATTCGATAATAGGATAATCTCCTACCTTTGAATCAAATGATACCTTGAAAGCTCCATCACCTTTTACCAATACGTATGGAAGTGAATTGCTTAACAGGTTTTCAATATCGTTTTTGTTGCAAATATAATCAACATCCACCTGTCTAGTAGTTGCTGTAATTTCATTCATATCTTGAATGACAATATCCGATAATACATCTGCTATAAGAGCAGGTATCCCTGTATGAATTTTACGCACTCCATGTGTCGCTGTTGCCCAAAAAGATGCATCTTCACTTCCTACTTGTCGGAAGAATTGATGTAGTTCTTCAGGATCCCCACGATACCACATATAATTTTTGAAAACATTAGCATCAAAATCCATCATATTTTGAATGTAGAATTGACGTCCATTTAAGTTTTGAATATCTAACCATGATCGTAACATGTTTTTAAACCACCCCATCTTTCTTCCTCCTAATCAAGTAATTCATTCGTTTCTTTTATTCCAGACGTTGCATCCGGTGCATCATCGTGTTTGTTTTTTCCTTTTCTTTGGTATTTAACCATCGCATCATAGTATTCAGGCCAACGATACTTCCAATCAACTGGAAACAATACATTTCGCATGATATATGGTGCTGCAGTTAGTATGCGAGATACTTTGTTCGAACTTTGATGAAACCAAGTCACATCACACGTATAGTTATGCAAATCATCTTCTAGTATACTTGCAACTTGTCGTGCATATCCTTTTCCACCGTTGTTCGACTCAATTCGCGCAAGCATTGCTTTGTTTTCATCTAAAGCCGCTGCAACCATTGGTTCTGTTTCTTCCATTGGCTGTTGTGTGTATATGACATCAAGCACATATGAATAATGTTCATATACACCCCAAATGAGTGAACACAAGTAGTCGTCACCTTCATCAGCTGTATCTGTATAAGAACGTATACTTGTAAACAATGGACGACTTGTTGAATCAACTGGGATATGTTCATATGTTTTGAAGCTAGAATATAAACGACCTTCCACGTTTATAGGTTGTTGATGATAGTTCGCCATAAAGATAGTTGAATCCAATAATGCGCGTTGTGATAAATATCTTTTTTTATTGAAAATTTCAGAACAAAGCATTGTATCAGTTTCCTTATCATACGCTTCTAGTTTCATGACATACCATTCGTCAGCTTCACTTGATGTCAGTAACTTGCCACATACATCATCATCAGCCCATCGAGTCATATTTACGATTTCAATTGGCTCACCACCAACAGCAGATACACGTGAACGGAATGTATTTGCGTACCATTTCCAAACCTTTTCTAGATGCGTGTTGTTAAATGCTTCTTCAGCACCCTTAATTGGGTCATCGACAATAAGTATCGTTCCACCTTTTGAAGTTATAGAACCACCAGTTCCTGCTCCCAGGTAACTAAAGTGTTCACCTTCCAAAGCCCATTTTTCAAAAGATCCGTTTCCACGTTTTATTTTTGTTAATGGAAACACATCAGAATATACTACATCAGTTATGTCATTTTTCGTTTGAGCAATTTCATCACGCGTATATCTTGAGAAGTCAGAAGCAGTAACATCGTTATAACTTGCTGTAATAATTTTCTCTGACGAATTCACACCAAATACCCAACAACAAAAATTGATTAACGTTCTCGATTTACCATGTTGTGGTGGCATATTCATCATAAATTTCTTGCATACTTCATAATTTGAATCGGTCGGTAATTCATCAACGACTTTCCATTTCTTTTCAGGTGTGATTCGTATAATTCTACCTTCATACAGAGCTTGAAGTGTATTGCACAAATTAACAAGATATTCACGATCTTCCTTGTAGAAGTCCGGTGCAAGCAAATTACAAAAAGAAAAGAACTCGCGCTTTGCAAGTTCTATCTTTGCTCCTTGTCTAATCATTTGCTTCTTTAGCAAGTGCCTTCAACTCCTCTGTAGTAAGTCCTTCGAACGGATTGTTCACCTCACCACTCACTTCAACATCTTGTTTATCACGCCATAAATCAGAACGTCTATTCTTCAACCAAAAGATTTGTGCAGTGGTGTCAGGTGCTACCTGTTTAGTTGTAGTTGTTACTTCTACACCACCATCCGCATCTACTTTTTCTTTTACTTCGTCGTATTCGTATCCAACTGCTCTTTTAAACAATGCAGCTTCTACTTGTAGATCTGCAGGTTCTTTTCCATTTCGTAACGCTTCTCTTAATTCAGGATAATCGCGCTTGTAATTCTCGAAGGTAGACCGTGCCACGTTTAGGTTTTTTGCAATGTCCGCTTCAATTGCTCCACGTCTAGCCCATGCTTCGATTAATTCTAGATTAGGTTTTACGTTTGTATCCCACTTGCTTTGCTTTGCCATAATATCTACCTCCTTTCAAAATAATCCACAAAAAAACTTATGGAGAATTAATTTTAATTGTAGTAAGTCCTTTATTTATCAAGTTTTTCTTTTTTACATATATGTGGAAAACTTGTTTTTTTTGTATAATCGTCTTTTTTAGTACACTATTACATGGTATAATACAACTGTTCTTGAAGGGTTGTTTCTTCAAGAAACTGAGTTCGTGCTCAGTTCTTCTAATTTCGTTATCTTCTTCCGTTCACTAAGGAGAAATAATGAAAAAAACTTTTAAAGGTACCACGGTACCATGTATGTGTTATTGTCGAGAGACTTGCTTAATAAAAAAAGATATAAATGAACGAAATTATACTAGTATTAGTATTAATTGTAATCATTATCAAGTCATAATTAGGTAAATTCAATCGACAATAACACATAAAAAAAGACAGGATTGCCGTCCTGTCTTTTACTTTGTCGAGAGACTTGCTTAATCTCTTCACACACGTATGTTACCATGGCAGTGCACACGAAATCAACCGGCGAGCCCAAAATAATTCAACTTTTTTTTAATAAAATGCAATTTTTCCTGTATTTTTATACACTTTTCTTATCATTTTCGATCATTTACCATTCATTTTCTGGACTCTTTTTACTAATTGAGGAATTATCTTTAGTGGTGGACCACCCTGTCAAGTTTTTCTAACGCCGATACCTGATGTATAAGATTGTTTATTTTTAAAAGGAGAATCTTAAAATGCAAATTAACCACTCATGTGTAAGGGGGGGTGAGTGAACTGTGTGCATCAGGTATCTGCATTAAAAAAGCACCCTAATGATAGAGTGCTTGATTAGAATGGGTTCGACGTTACCCTTATAGCGGGGGTCTATTACCATTGTTTTGATTGGCCACACTTTCGACCTATGACCATTATACTACAAAAATGAGTGCACTGGGGTGACAACTTTACGCTACAGGCATCAAAAAATCTTGGAATTGCTTTCTACAAGCTCTATAGACCACATGTAACGCCTTGTTTGTGTGTCTAATAACAGTTCGCCTGTTCATCCCCAACATCATACCTACGTGTTCGTAACATACTCCTTCGAAGTAATGTTTTTTGATTATCAGTAGTTGTTCCTCAGTTAGCTTAGCCAATCCTGCATCTAAGCCTAATCGAGCAATATCACTTTGATATTCTTCTTTTAGTTTTTCCAGTGAAGCTAGTGTAATAATCAGGCTGCTAACATTCTTCCCTGCATCCACTTTTATTAGTTTCGCTTTTGCTATTGATTCTTGTTGACCTTTCAACATCATCATGGTCGAATCACATTTCCTACATTCAACGTTTTTAAGCCCACTAGGGACTAATTCGATGTGCCCACATGTATTGCATATGTACGTTGCTATTTCGCCACTGTATGAGATTGCGTGAGGGCTTTCCTCGCGTTTTATCTTTTGCTTTAGGCTATAAATATGTATATCCAACTCAGTAAGCAATTTCTTGTAATAGCCATAACTTTGCAGATCTCTTTTCAATTGTTCGATTTCGTTCATGTATCCCCTCTTCCTACCTTCCTACTTCTCTGCTACTTTATATGGTCCAATGTTTTTACAACGCGATAAATTAACTTCTTCTAATTGAGCTCGAACCTTCAGAATGTAAAGACGTTTCTTCATGATCGTTAATTGTTCTTTAAGTACCTCAATCGGACAAGTAGGCGTAAAGTCCAATTTCCCTGCATCATACTTAACTAGCATTTCTTCTAGCTTATCGTGTCGTATTTTTTCTTGCCAGTATTCCGCAATAAAGCGATCCTTGTAATCGCTACTATTCATCAACTTAACTGTATCTTTTAATTCCATCATTTATCCTCCATCTTTCGTTCTAACGTGTACACATATTCATCAGTAACTACCACCAATTGAATATTCGATTCAGTGATTGCGTGTATCTTTGAGTCTTTAAGATTGCCTTCTTTAAACTCCAATTCAAACTCAACGTCGAGTGTGAAAGCTCCAACTATTTCACACTCTTCATTGATTAATACTTTACCTGTTGCCAGTGTAGGAATCTTCTCATTCCCATTTAAATCTGTTACGTTTAATAACTTATAATTCATAATCTATTAACCTTTCAAAACCCTTAGGGTGTCTAATTTGTCCAAATCTTCTAGAATAGACTTCCCTGCATAACAGGGTCATCTACATCATTTTTGTTATGTTTTATAACTTTATATCCTTTGCTAATAAGTGATTGAGCAGTGGCTTCTTCTCGTCCTTTCACATCGTACGTATCCATAACCTTCCCGTTTCGTTTAGTTACCAGGATACCATTCTTGATTACACGAGTAATCTTTGCCCTGCCATCACCTTTCTCAAGTACAATCGCCTTCATAACTCTTCTACCTTTACCCAAATACCAACAATGTCAGCATGGTACTTTTCAATCACTTCACTGGCCACCTCAGCATCGTCTTTCCAAAAGCCACACAGAGTCATACAGTCCTTGAAAAGCTTTACTAGGTTGTCTGTATCGGGTTTAGTGACTTTGTACTCTCCATCACCTTTCTTTTGCGTTGTAGGAAAGCACCACCATGTTGTCAATCGAATTGGTCCTTTGAATTTATCCTTTGGAGCCTTTTGTCCAAGACATGCCATGAATTTAGATCGCGCAGCTTTCAATCCTTCATCCTCATAAAAGATTGGTTTACCTTTCACGACTGAAACTTTCTTTTGCTGATGTGTTACTGTTGGGATCTTCTCCATTGGAAGGAAGAAGCTCATGCTACTCATCACCCAACTCCTCACGTTCAATTGGAAACACACTACCAACTGCATTTGCTAAGTTTTGAAAGAAACCAGTAATTTCCGCTAAACTTTTTTCAATGAAGAAATTCATGTCGTCATCACCTTGAAACACAATTCTCTTTCCTACTGTTTTTGCATATTGATATTCTAATTTTGCTCCTTTACTATTTTCCCAATCATCCAGCATAAAGATCCAATCACATTCAGCTAGCATCTTCAATCCACGAATGATGTACTCTTCATAATCTAGATGTTCATCAGTTACTGGATTTACAACTTCTACACCAGGATTCGTTAGCGACTCTTCAACTTCCTTGAAACGTTCTACATAATCATCAGTCCCTGTAATAGGACCAGCTAAATATATCTTCATTACTCTTCCACCTTATCGTACGTTGCTTCAAAGATGTCTGGTTTACATGGATAGAACTCACCTTGTACACCTTTGATAACATAGTCACCCTTTGAAACGTTCATATCACCTTCTAACGTTTGTATGCGTACATTTACAATGTGTGGGATACCTTTACCAACTTGCCATGCTGTGTCGCATATGTCATACTTCAAATCATTTCCAACAAAATCTTTAAGTTCATTGATATTTGTTCCGTCATACACAACGAACTCAATTTTTATCTGTTTCTTAACTGCTTCCTGTATCATTATTCATTCACTCCCTTCAGCGAGTTATACAAATTTACAAATGAGTTCTTTTCTAACTCGTATCGAATAAGTCCAACTGCAGGAACAGCTACCATAATCACGTTATCATCACGGACTAAACTTGTTATGTAATTTACGTTTAGTAATATCTCTGTTCTTTCTTTCGCTACATCATTTTCTCCAATTACAGAAACTTCTATAAAATCTCTCATATACTTTCTCCTTCTTAATTTCGCGTTTGTCACAGTCAGGGGAGGAGTCGTGTGTGGCGGCAGCTTAAGCCACCACACTACTCACCCTGTGACCTGTAGGGAACGGAACGTAGTTATGTATGTATATACATACTTTTTTCCTTCCCTGGGAAAAAAACATAAATTCATGTTTTTTTCCCTCTATCAATATTCAAGGGAACGGAAGGAATAAAACATGTTTTTTTCCTTTTAGGACGTAGGGAATAAAACATAAAATTTCCCTACTTTCCCTAACTGTTTTTTACTCCTACTATTCCTTCATCTACCCAATAATCACCATGCTCTTTTAAATATTTACGCACAGTTTTTTCAGTTTTACCCATGTATTCAGCGAGTGCTTTTACAGTCACTTCACCATCAATCGTACATGCTCCATAAGCTGTTTCGATTGCATGTTTGCGGTCAGTTGCTTTCACTTCTTTTGGTTTCCTACTATCTTTAGCTTTCTTCCATGCTGGTTGAACTCCTTCAGGATCTATATCCTTAAGGTGGCCAATCGTATCAATTGAATGAATTGGGTAATCGAACCATAAGTTGAGCGGTTTGAACCTAGCGAACTCTCTAAGAGTTCCTTCGATTCTCCATCCTGTACGTCCGTTTACCTTCTCTTTAATTAATTCAGTTTGTCTATCTACTTCGGCCAAACTATTCGCATTTAGTACCACCTGCAGATGATCATACAATTTTCTATAATTCATATAGTCATCATTCTCAACTGAACTAGATGCATACTGTGCAGCCTTATCATTAAGAACCTTACCGTAATATTTACGTAGCTCTTCGTTTTGTAATTGGCCAACTAAGGCGTTCGGTAATTCCAACTCAACCAGGTCAAGCAACGCATCAGGATCACGAGCAAATACTCCTGAACCACTCGCACGGTCCATTGAGCGTTTATTACCTTGTCCACCTTTTGAGTGGTGGTGACAATAAATAACTGCACTACCTAATTCCGTACATACCTTATCGAATTGATTGGTGAAGTGTGCCATCTGATCTGCACTGTTTTCATCACCAGTAAGAATCTTGTATATCGGGTCGATTACGATCGCAATGTAGTTCTTCTTTTGCGCTCTCCTAATTAGTTTAGGAGCAAGTTGGTCCATCGGTACTGATTTACCTCTAAGGTTCCATACATCAAGGTTTTTAAGGTTGCTAGGCTGTATTCCTAATGCAGTGTATACATCTTTAATACGATGCAACAATGATGCTCTATCAAGTTCTAAATTGACATACAGCACACGTCCTTGTGTACATTGGAACCCAAGCCACTTTTGCCCTTCAGCAATTGCAATACATAACTCGATAAGCGCAAATGACTTCCCTGCTTTACTTGGCCCAGCCATCAATAACTTATGTCCCTGTCTTAGTATTCCATCAATTAGTACTGGAGATAAATCAGGAAGATTTTCCCAAATGTCTTCGATTGCTTCAGGTTCAGGCAAATCATCGTTCACCGCTTCAATCCACTCTTGCCATTCTTGCCAACTTTCTTTTCCTATGTTGGTAGCAATCAAGAACTGTTTGTGGCCATTACGAGTTACCCCAGGCATACGAGATAATCGACTTGGATTCTTGTTTTGTTCATCTACCTTTAATCCATTCTTCTTGCAGACATCATAAAGGTAATTAACACGCTTTCTATACTCTTCGTAATTAGCTGCATGCACTTTAACAATTGCATGTATTGATTTCTTTCCACTATGGACCAAACACGCCACAGGCAATTCTAACTCGGTAATAATGGCGTATTGTTTTTCCAATTCCATTGCATCAGATTCTACTAATGCATATCGATACTCACTAACGTTGTCGTTCTTGACTCCATTACCGTCTAAAGGATTAAACCTTATCCATGCACCTACTTCTTCTTGATAATCACCCAATACAGCTCCAATATCTTCATTGCATTTGTTTAATTGTTCAATTAATTCTCCAGCTGTACGATCGTAATTCCCTTTTGTCGGTACGTACTTTCCTGCATCATTTTGATAAGAAGTTGTAACATACCCAACGTTATCTGTAGACTCAAATAAAGTTGATAAGTAAGTAACCAAATCTTTTACCGGTTTCCAATATTTAGGTTCTTTAATCTCTTTACCTTCAACCCACGCAGGATCCACAACAACTAACTCATCTTTGATTGTAGAATCCCAATCCAATTCATAATCAGGACCACCACTTCTATATGGTGGAGTCCATCCATTCTCTTTTGCATATTGAACAATAGTGCCACCAGTAACTGGTGAAGAAGTTCCTTGAAACGTGTCCCACTTCTTGAAACATTCACCAGCATGGTATCTACTGGAATCTCGCGCACTCCATTGTTCCCAATCCATCGCAGTATAGCCTTCATGCTTGAGGGCCATCCCAATATTCGTCCATTCTTGGTAGCTGAGAGTGGATGGATCAACACTCTCTAATATTTCTAATAAATCGTTTTCATACTCTTGCATGTACCCTCCAACTTTTACTACTTTGACTTCTTTTTTTCTATAGAAATAATCATTCTCGCTAACGTTATCCCTACTTTCGTTAACTCAGCCGCATCTTTAATCAAACCTCTTCTATTCATTACTAACAATTCACGTCGATGTATAAGCATGAGATTATCAAAATCAAAATTATTCCTATTTCCATCCAAGAAAATTACTACATGCCCATCCGGAACTTTTTGTCCTGTATTAGTTTCCCAAATTAAGTAATGCTTTTTCGCCCAGTTCACATGTTTTTTTGCTTTAGATTGATTATCAATTTTCACATATGTATAACCATCTGATAATCGTTTTTCTGTTCCTATTGGATCTGTATTTTTTGGAACACTTCCTTTTTTAAAAGATGTGACATTTCCACCAGTGTTATAAACACCCTTAGTTCCTTTATTAGCAGGAATGTGACCTTTTTCGAATCTACCTGTAACACCACTATTTAAATTATTATTTTTCTTAAAACCCTTTATCTTTTCTACGGGAAGACTAAGATTAAAACATTCATTAAATCGTGCAGTTAACTCAGTATTTCCAATGCCCTTATAATTCTTGAAAATATACTCTTTTTGTGCATTGGTCCATTTGTGTTTTTCCACTATTACTTGTTCGTTTCTAACATTTCAGGAAGTTTTAGACTTTCACGACCTCCATACTCTGCTTTTAATTCTTCAGCTTTTAACACAATTGAAGCATTATTGATAATTTGTTCACTGACATCAGTCATGGCCTTAGCACGTCTTATTTCTTGTGCTAGCTCATCTGGTGTAAGGTCATCGTCATTTAATCTTTCCATTTCCTCAAATAAATGATTATTTAAATCTACCAATCCATTTTTCATTATTCTTCTCCATCTTCGTTGTAATACAGTTCATGCGTTCCATCGAGTAATTGTTGTTCTTCAGCACTAATTACATACCCTGCATATTTCATGAATTTATATATTTCTTCTAGATTCTTGTCATCATCATCGAATGAACCATCATAATGAAGAGGAATTGGAGAAGCCCAACCATCTAGATCTAATCTCACGTAAAACAAAGCAAACAAATAAACAAATTTATCTTGCTTTGATAAAAATTCAAACATTTCTTTCGAATAGTCATCTGACTCCGGCTTTTCTTTACCAATAAGTTCATAAAACAAATCAATATCAGGAGAATATAACTCTTCATCTTTTGTTATCGCATAACCAATTGCTTTTGATAATCCGTTAAGTACATCCCTTGTTTCGAAAACTTTTCCTTTTATAAAATCTTTTACAAATGTTTTTCGACTTTCTCTTGCCACATCAAACAGTTGTTCCAATTGTTTTTTGTTTTCTTGACGTTTTATTCTTTCTTCATCAACAACTGGTTCACTCACAACCTCAACATCGTCATCTTCATCTTCTACTAGCAATCTGATATATTCACTTTTATGTGTTGGTTTAACATAATAATAAGTTTTTTCATTTGCATCATCAGGAATGTCTAGTTTGTCTGTTTGAAAATAACCAAAAGCATATTTCATTTTTTTGTCTTCAGGATATTCATCTAGTGCAACAGCAAATGAATTCAATCTTTCAAAAAACGCAATCCGCTTTTTGTCCATTTTTTCTTCACTAATTGCTTTGTTTAATGTAAATTCAAAATCTTTTGTTCCAACTTTTTGTAAAACTTCATTACGTGTTTCTTCATTTTCAATCTCTTCTAACTTGATAAAATCTTCAATTGTAGCACCGCGTAAAGTTCCTTGTTCCACTTCTTGTTGATCAAGGTCAAGCATTTTTACTCTTTGTTTAACTTTCTTTTGGGTGAATCCAGTCGCCTTTGAAACTTCCTTTACATCCATACCTAAATCAAGACACATTTGAAATCCTCGTGCTTGTTCATAGGCATTCAAATCCTTACGTGTCATATTTTCAAGCAACATTGCTGCAGCTTGTTTCTTCTCGCCCATCTCAACTACATTCACAGTCAGTTCAGTTAAACCTGCTTCCTTCGCAGCTGCTAAACGTCTATGCCCCATTATTACTTTGAATAAGAAGCCATCTTCAACGACAGTTATAGGTTGTAAAATTCCATTTTCTTTTATACTGTCAATCAATTCTGTTAAATCACCTAAGTCTACACGAGGGTTATTCTCGTGTGGTGCAATTACATTTATATTTATTACTTTTTGCATTTTTAGTTCTCCTTTTAATTTTTCGGTTTATATTCTCTTGGGTTTATGTCGCCAGGAATGCGCCAATTGTTTCCAGCAATCCTATCAATTAATTTTCTTGCGCTTTCACCATTCCAACTCCCTACATGTTGGAATCCCCTACCTTCAAGAAATCGGATTTGTTTTGGACTAGCCAAGCCTTCTACTCTTCTTTTTTGTAGTCTATCGAGTAGCAAATTGGCTTTTCCTGCATTGTCAATTTCATCAGCAAAGATACCCATCTTCTCTAATGCTTTAACTTGCTTTTCACTTGGTGGACTCATTTCCCATCCGAACGAAGGTACATAACTAGACAAATCTTCAGCTTGGATACTCATTTCGAATTGAAGTGGATCCACAAGTTTTCGCTTACGTTTCTTCATTTCGGCCAACTGTGCAGCAAGAGCTGCTTCACGTTCCTCTACAACATCGCTCTTTGCTTTTTCTTCAAGCATCTCAAGGTCCATAGGAACTCCTGGAGCGTTTTCTAGATTCTGTGTAACTTTCTTCGCTACTTCTTCACTTTCGCAAATGAGATGCGCAGGATGGCATAGCTCGTGTCGTTCTGTGTGCCACAAGAAATCCAATAACAGTAACTCCGTTTTACCTGGATACAAACGTGTTCCACGCCCCACCATTTGACTGTATAGACTTCTTACCTTTGTTGGCCGTAATACAACCACACAATCTACTGACGGGCAATCCCATCCTTCCGTTAGAAGCATCGAATTACACAGTACGTTGTATTTTCCTTTGTCAAAGTCTTCAAGAATTTCAGCACGATCCTCACTATTTCCATTTACTTCAACCGCATTGAATCCCATTTCATTTAGTAATTTACAAAATTTTTGACTTGTCGCAATCAGTGGAAGGAAGACTACTGTCTTTCGATCAGCGCATTGCTTTTTCATTTCTTCAGCAATTCCTTTTAGATAAGGATCTAATGCTGTTCCAACTTCACTAGCTTTAAAATCACCTGCTTGTTGGCCAACACTACTCAAATCGATTTTTAAGGGAATAGTTATCGCTTTTATTGGTGACAGATAACCTTCCTTAATTGCTTTTGGTAATGTGTATTCATATGCCAGTGATTCAAAATAACTACCTAGATTCTTCATATCTCCACGATCAGGAGTAGCTGTTACACCTAATACATCCGCTTCATCAAAATGCTCTAGTACACGTTGATAGCCATCACTGATAGCATGGTGTGCTTCATCGATAACAATAAAGTCAAAGAAGTCTTTAGGAAATTTTGCTAAACGCTGTGGCCTTTGTAGTGATTGAACCGAGCCGACTGCTACACGATACCAACTATCTAAACAAGTCTCACTCGCTTTTTCAGTGGCACATTTCAACCCTGTTGATTGGTACAATTTATCAGCTGCTTGTTCGAGCAACTCGCCCCTATGAGCTAAAACGAGTCCACGACCTCCATCGCGGACCCGTTCTTCAATGATTTTGCTAAACACGATAGTTTTTCCACAGTTATGTGTAACTGTAAAGTCACTAAGTAAATAGCGATTATCTTTATCAACTGTGAAACCGTAGTATTTTCCTGTTCCTATTTTTTCTACACTAAATCCTGTTCTTAGAACATTTTTCTTTTGTTTTCTTGGTCTACACTTTTTATGTTCAACTTTGTTTGGGATGATGCTACAATCACCACTAATCGATACCCTGTAATACAAGCCTTCAAAGTCATTTTGGCATCGTTTAATTGTTTCACTTGTATAAGCAGCTAATCCGACAGATCTACACATGAAAGCTAAGTCATGTGCTAGTTGGTACGATTTCGATACAAAATCAAACCCTTCTCCACTTCTTGCCCCATCAGAATCAATAAGTCCAGCAATAGTTTCTAGTCTTGTGTTTAAACTGCCATATTTGTACATATCAGGAACAAATTTAAATTCCGATGAACATCTACGTAAACCTAACATTGTAAGTTGCTGATGTAGTAAACTTCCTTTACAACCAATTTGATTATCACCACCCACAAATATATACGTATTTGCTAACCCTGCTGGTTCAAGACGTAATGACATATTGTAACTCCTTGCAACTTCAAATAAGTATTCTTGGATTTCTTTATCTTGATTTGTTACATTGATTGTTGTTGTAAGTCCACCATCACCCAGCAAAACACCAATAAAGTATGGTTCTACTTCAATGGATTCTTGATGACCAAATGAGTCTATAGTTTCACTTCTAAAAAGCTTGTGTATATGTTTTTTCCATTTAGACCACTTTAACCATTCATCTATCGTTACATCTACAATTTCATCATGGTGTGCTTGACATGGATATTTAGGATTCTTTTTTTCTCTAGTTCTAACCAAAGAAAGTTTATGATCACCTGTAACAACAAAGGGTACACCTTTTACAGGAGTAACTTTATATAAATCTGCTACTCCTGTTTGAGTGTATAGAACGGTACGAGCTGTACCGTCCATTCCCATCAATTTGTTTCCAACTTTTACTTCTTGGGAAAAAATCGTTTTACCATTTGCGAGCATAATACCTTCATCTTCACCATGACATCCCGTTGGCAAGACTAACAATGTTTTCTTATTTCCGTTTTCCCATTCAGTAAGGACTGCGCTTTTGCTTTCTTCTTGATATGGTCGTAACTCCATATACTTTCCCTAAAAGTTTCCAGGTGTGAAGTTACCAGTTGGTGTTGTAGGTGCAGCTTGAGCAGGTTGTGCAGTTTGTTGTGCAGGAGCCTGATATCCCCCTTGCTGTGGCTGTGGTTCAAGGTCGTATCTTGGAATAAATTTAGCGACTTCGTTATATTGGTTACCATTGTACAATTTGATTTTTACAGAACATTTTCCTGTAGCGCCAGGCACGATATTCCAATTCATTTGAGCAGGTTGTCCTTTTTCTTTTAGCCCAATACTCGCAAAGAATGCAGACAGTAAACCTTCAGTTCTTGAATGTAAAAATAATCGATATTTCAATACAGGGTTACTTTCTCCTGTTGAATCCATAGGGTTGATAATTTCTACTTTTAGATTCGCTTCATTACAAGCTGGCATTTTTGAATCAGGACCAGGTGTATATCTTCCTCTTTCAAAACTTAAAATTCTAAAATCATAATCACCTGCAGGAAGGGTTACAAACTCCTTAGGGTCTTCTACAAGGGTGTCATCCCACCCAAATTCACGTTCTACTTGTTGATTATTTTGTTGTGTCATCTTTGTTTTCCTCTTTCTTTCTAAAACGTCATGCGTTTTTCATTAATCATTTCTAATACTTGTGGCCATGCTGCTATTAGCACTCCATCGATAAATTCCTGTGGATAATTTGTGATAGGTGTTCCTTTAGGGAAATATCCTTTTTCTGAAACCACATCTTCAACCATTGCTTTACTCACTTGCTCAGGCTTCATTAAATCAACAAGAGCTTGTGGTAATCCAACATAATCGCTTTCATCAATTGCGATAGTTAATGGTGGCTCAGTTGGTGCTGCTTGTTGTACAGGTTCTTGTTTAACTTCTTGAACAGATGGTTGTTGTGTAACAGGTGGTGCTACTGGTTGAACTTGTGGTGTTACATTGAATGTTTTGATTACATGTGCGATATTCTTGTAATCCATGTCTACAAAGTCAGGAAGCCCATCCCTGTTCTTCGCATCCCATGCCGGTGCATGAGTTGTATAGATTACTCGTTTACCACCTTGCCCCTTGAATTTCTTACCTTTATCATCGGTAGCAACAGAAATTGTTTTGTAGTTACAGAATAGAACCATGTCGGCCCATTCTTTTACTAACGATGCGGTCTTGGCGGTCGTTTTGTTTCCTAACTTCAATTCGTAGCGGTCGTAAGCTCCCATTTCGTCCGGTTGCTCAAATTTATTGATTTTGGCATGTGCAACTAAGACCACATGTATTCCAATTTCAGTTAGATCAGATAGATTGTTCAACAAACGACCAATTTCTTCTTCAAGTTGCAAGAAACCTTCCCCATAACCAAAACCCGTGATGCTTGTCTTATTAGCTCGTTGACAAATGAAGTCAGTTACTAATCGTTCGGCCCAATCAATTGTGTCAATGATTAAAGTTCCGCAAGGTCTGTTTTGTTTAACAAATTGTATTTGTTGAAGCAGCATTGTGTAGGATGTTGGTTTATCTAAACGAGCAACATCTAAACTCTTTGTCCCACCTTCTGTATCAATAAACAACGGATCAGGCCATTGTGCTGCTAATGTAGATTTTCCAATTCCTTCAGGTCCATATACTACTGTTTTCTTAGCACTTTCAATTTTTCCTTTTGTGATATTCATTAGAATTGCCCCGCCTTCCATGTTGGCTGGGTAGCTGGTGCTTCAGCAGTCAATGGAGTTGAGTCTAGTGCATATCCATCTTCGATAATGATGCTGCATTCTTCTCCAGTAGAAACACGTGTTGCAATCGCTTGTAGTCCTTCACCTTCAAGCCATTTACCAAATTCGTTCAATGTATCAATATCCATCATTTCCAATTTATCTAATAAGACAAACCCACATTGTGGTTTCAACTTACGTACAATTGCTGTAGCAACTCGTAGTTGCTCACTTGACGACATGTTATCCCATTGCTGTCCGTTATAAATAAGCAATCCATTTTCGACCGATAAACCTTGTAGTGGCAAATCAGCACCTTGTAATAAATCAGATTTTTGTTTATGCACTTCTTCGATTTTCTCAGTAAGTGCATCGTACTGTTCTTTGTACTCAAGGGCTTCACCTTCAGCTTTTTCTTTGTCAAGATTCGCGCGCACCTTCACATTAATTGCTTCAACTTCTTGAATATTTTTTTCTAGTTCTTCAGTCGACTCATCGTGAAGATCTAAAGCACTTTTTTCTGCTGTAGCTAAATCAATCGTACTTGCATTTACTTTTTCATTAAGTTCAGCAAGTTGCTTTTCTAGTTGCTCTTTTTGACTCAACAACGAAGCATGGTTACTTCTTAGATACTCAACGTTTTGTCGTTTGCGTTGGTTCTCACCATTACGCGCTAGAATCTCTTGTTGCTTTTGAATAAGCTCGCTTGCTGCTACAGGTTCTTTCGGTGCTGTAGGATCGAATGGAAGTTCTTCAGCATACTTTTTCTTCTGATCAGCAATTTGTCCGATTGCATGACGTTCGTTGTATATCTTCTCTTCTTGATATTCTAATTCGTACAACTTATCACCTACTCCAATAATTTGTAGTAGTGTATCTGCTTTTTCCTTATTCGTTGCTTCCATGAATTTTGGAAGATTCAATGCAAGTTGCTCAACGAATGAATCCAGTAGTTGTTGGCCACCTTTATTGCCCTGTGGGTCAGTAACCTTCAAGTCACTGTTTTTCCCTTTACGTTCCACGACCAAGCCGTTGCTTAGTTCTAAACGTAAGTGTGGTGGAATTGTAGAGCCTTCGCGTTCTGCTTTGCTAGGTTTGAACTTGTTCCCACCTAAGGCCCATGCAATTGCATCTAGCACGCTTGTTTTCCCTTGGGAGTTCTTTCCACCAATGACCGTTAAGCCTTCCGCAGTAGGTTCAATAACTACCGCCTTTACTCGTTTAACGTTTTCAATCTCAAGTTTGTTAATCTTAATTTTTTGTTCACTCATTTTGTTCTCCTTTCGTTAGATATTCACAACTTCTTGCACATGTCTTAACCTTGCTTTGTATGCTGCTATTTCCAATCGTAATTCTTCATTTTCTTTTCGTAATGCAGTAATCGTTTCACAATCATGTTCATCATCTACTGCATCATTTTCATCTGATGTATCATCATGAATTGTGTTGATTATTGCATTCATTGCTGACTCTAAATCTTCTAAACTATTTAGTTTTATTACTTGTACTTTCATTTAATGTTTCTCCTTTAAAAATCTATTACATCCGTTATTACATCTGTTATTACATCTGATATATCGACTATTCCATTTGCATGCATCAATGCATACTTTCGAACCATCAAACTGGTGATTGCATATCTATTAAAAATGCGTTTGTTATATCCGTAGAAATATGCCACTACTTCATCAATATGTTCACTTGCGAAAAAAATCGAACTATATGGTGTAGAAGCAACCGTGCCCCCGCAGTGATACCAAACCATACAGCCATTACCTGTTTCGATTTCTTTTTTTACAAGTCCGATTTCCCAGTGTTCTTCACTTTTTTCATAAATGATCCAATCACCTGGCTTCACTTTCATTACTTTCCCTTCTTGCATAATTACTCCTCCTTTATATATACTTCTGTGAAATATACGTGCATATGTGGCTCTTCAACAAAGATATCAATCACATTTCCTTCAACCTCTCCGCCACAGTCTTGCGCAATGTAGCTATGTCCATCAATTACTAAAACTGTGCCATAGGGTATTACTGTTGGATCCACTGCCACTGTAATCCCTTCAGTAGCGTATGCTCCTGTTGCAGTAGCATGACCATATTGGTCTTCACCAGGCCAATAGTACGTAATCTTAAATGTTCCTAAACTTCTAAGCACTTCTTGTTCTCCTACTGGTTTCTGCTCAGTCGTTACACTGGACGTACTTTCAGCAGCAGGTACTCATTCACTTTGTGTAACTTCTACAATCGCACCTCGCTCGATAGTCTTCGCATGCGCTTTTTCAATTTCTTGGCTACCGTATAAGCAACCACACAAAACGATTGCGATAATGTTGAACCATAGCAGTGGATGCTTTTTGAAGTAATATCCAAAGCAATCATCTTCTGCTTGTGTATAGTTTGTATTTCCAATTTTCATATTTTTACCTCATTTGTGTTATAATCTAAGTAGGCAAAAAGCCTTTAAACTTACTTTGACACCTTGACTGCCACGCTAGGGTGTCTTTTTTATTGCTTCTTGTAATCTTTGCTTGATCTCTTGTTCATTTACTAAATTGTCTTTTGCATACTCTGCAGCAAACCAATCTAAAGGTAAATATCTATAATCAAATTGTTTTTTACCCTTCTCCAATAGTTTCTTCTTGTATGCGTTGAACGTTTTTCTTGCACGATAATCAGTACATTGCAGAGCATTTTTTAAATGAACAATTTTAAAGAACATATAATCACTCCTTTCTTTAGTAGATTGTTAATCTACTTGTTTTTTAAAAAAAATTTCCATTCTTCCTGATACATCGATATTTAGATATTCACATGTCTTATCGATTTCGCTTGCTTTCCACTCTTGTTTATTGTTGATTTTGCGACCGACTGTTTGTTCATCAACACCTAAATGCTCAGCAAGCATCTTTTGATTTTTGTTACTCTTTAAAAGAAGTATTTTAAATCCTTCTGAATCAGTCATAAAGCCTCCTTTCAGGTAGATTGTTAATCAACCATAACAATAATAACACCAGGTAGATTTTCAGTCAACAAAAATAATCATTAATACTCAAAAATGTTGATTTTACATCTACTGTGTGATAGATTATAAATATAAAACTTTAAAAAAGGGGGCTATATGGTAAAAGAAAAAAATAAATATGTTGAACTCTTAGGCTCGAGAATTCGAAATAGACGAATCGGTTTAGATATTACACAAGAAGAATTAGCAAAGTCCCTAGGATACAAAAGTAAGTCTTCAATCAATAAGATTGAAATCGGAGAAAATGATTTACCTCAATCAAAAATAAGCCTGTTTGCGAGCATGTTGGACACAACTCCGGCTTATCTTATGGGTTGGACTAATGATCCTGTAGATTATGTGAAGGAGCTTAAAAAAAGAAAGATGGAAATACCTAATAATTTCTATCCTGAAATTACAAACTTCGAACGTTCAAAAAAATGGATCGAAGCATCAGAAAATAGATTTAATGATAATCTAGATAAACTGTACTACGAATCAATGTTCAAACCTGAAGATCCCACTACAGAATATCTAGAAAAGAACAATCCAGAACTACTGGATCTATATAATTCAATTCAAAAGAATGACAATTTAGTCTTATTATTTGATAAAACAAAGGACCTTAGCCCCGAGGATATGGAGCGAATTCTAACTGTCATCAAGGGAATAAGAGCCGAAAGAGGTATGGATTAGAAAAAGGTGGAAGTACTTCCACTTGACAAAAATAATGTAACAATCCCTAGTATGATAACTTGGGGAGGTACATACTTATGGGATTCGAGGATTTTTGTAGACAAAATAACATATGTGTAACTAGGTGTTGTTTACCTAAAACAACAAAGGGGCTTTGTTACTTACTGGAAGATACGTATTATGTTTTGTTAAATTGTAATTATAGTATTGAGACAAATAAACAATCACTAAAACACGAACTAATTCACATATTGAAAAACCATTTCAATCAAGATGTGTGTTGTGAAGACGATTGTGAACAAGAGGTAGATAAGATTATGCCTTATGCAGATCAATATCTACAAGATTATGGTATCAACATTAATTTTTGATATAAAAAAACACCCAACGGCCATTGGGTGCAAGCATAGAAATTTATAGACGCTCATCTATCCTTTTTCTATGCTCTTATTTTATCACAAATAGGAGGAAATATATATGCCAGTATATCAAAATAAAACTACAAAATTGTGGTATTTTTCGCACATATTGAATGGAAAGCAAATAATTCGAAAGAATAAAACGTGGACACGCAAAAAGTATGCTCAAGAGGCTTTAGATAAATTTTTGAATGATGTAAAAGAGAACGAAGAGTGTGTTATAAACATTCGATTCAATTCAGTTGCTGATGAATATATCGAACACTTAAAACTTGTATATAGAAAATCAACTGTTCAAGGGCGAACTTATGTCATCAATAAACACATTAAGCCACAATTTAATAACATGAAGATCAGTAAAATTAAACTAAAAAATATAGAAGGTTTTCAAAAATATCTATTATCTTTGTCTAAAGCTGATGGTAAGCCATACTGCAACGCACATCTTGCAAATATTCAAGGTATTGCTTCCCGTATTTTCGAATATGCAAAAAATCATGATTACATAACAAAGAACCCATTTGCTATGGCGGTACAGGTTAAGCATAATATTGTAGAAGAAAAAAGAGATATAACTATTCTTACTTACAATGAATTTCACCAGTTCGTTGATGTTGTTGAGTCACCAGTTGAGCGAGTTGGCTATTTCATATTGTATTGGTGTGGTTTGCGATCAGGTGAACTTCTAGGATTGCATATCAAGGACTATGATGCATTGAACAAAAAATTGCATGTGAATTATAACTGGGATTATCCAAACCAAGTACTTACTCCTACTAAAACATCAGAGTGGCGTACTGTGGATGTTCCCGATGAATGTGCAAGCGAAATAGATAAATACTTGGAAGAAATACCAAACTATGAAAACTACCCTGATAATCCTTTAATTGGGTTTGTAACTAGGTATAGCAAATCTGTTTATGAGAAACATAAGAAGTTGGATATTAAGAAGTCTGGAGTTAAGCATTTTACTTTCCATGAGCTTAGACACACACACGTTTCAACCCTTATAGATGTTGGGTGGGATGCGAAAGATATTGCAGATCGTTTAGGACATTCAGTGGAGATGGTTAACAATACATACGGACATTTATTCCCTGATAGAAAGTCAAAAAACTTAGAAAAGTTAAATAAAATAAGCAAAAATCATTAACAATTCATTAACTAAAAAAAAGAAACCCTTTAAAATAAGGGTTTTTCTTTATTTGGTGCGCTCGACAGGATTCGAACCTGCGACCTCTCGAGTCGGAGTCGAGTGCGCTATCCAACTGCGCCACGAACGCTTGAGTCCGTAATTTATTATATCATATTTCTTAGATGATACATGAAAATATAATTTGTCAAAACCTTGCGATTTCTACAAATTATATTACATGGAAGAGTCAAGCAAAATTAATCGAACCTATAATACATTTTCTTAATACGAATGACTTAGAAATCAAACAATTATGTGTATTTATATGATAATTAAACACGCATTCGGTTGGAATGTACTTAATTAATTTTGATTATATCTAGCCAAAATCCCGGAACAATCTCGCAATTCCATCTTGTGGATTCTTCCGAAAGCATTTCTATAAGGTTTGTTTCTCCTGTAAAGTTGAAATAATCACAACCTATTTCAGCATACCATCCCTCTCCATAATCATATTTTGGACCTCCCATACCTACAACAGGTAACCCCTTGTTTTCTCTAACATACTCCCAAATTGTAAAGTGTGTAATCCCAATTCCTAGCTCATTAAGTTCTTCTAGAAAGTCAGATATGTTACTTGTAGGACAAATACAATCAATAAAGCCATTACCTACAGACTGCACCTTATAAGTCTTCATAATTTTACAAATCGTACCATTTAAAGTTTTCAATTCATCATAAGAAATAGAGGAATTGTTTTTTGTGTTTCTATATACTGTGTAACTGTAATTTATATCCTCATCATATCCTGTAACTCTCTGGTATTCTAATCCTCCATCAGTTCCAACTGCACCACAACTACACATTACAAAATCATGGATATGCTTGCTTTCAATAATGTCTCCACATTTATTACAAGAGATAATATTTCTATCCAATTTGTATTTATCATTCATGTTAATAACTCCTCCAATCATCCCAAACATTCATCTTGCCAAACAATCAACATAATCACAATCCCAATTTCTTCTATCCATCGCTCCACGATACCTACGAATAAAGCTATGTTCTATTTATTATAACAAAAAAAACCACATTTCTGCGGTTTCAGATATTATTCTGGCACGAGTGTAAACTTTTAGTCGAACTCTTTTCATGTACGACGTGTTTCGCTCGATCATTCAATTCTTGCTTGGCAGAAAATTTAACTAAACTTTCTCACTGCTATTTAACTTATACACTTATTATAGAGGCTCATACATTGTTAAGCAAGTGTTTTTTCAAAAAAAGACCCTTTTTTTAAAATTTACTTAAATTCTATGCGAAGCACTTTCTTCAAAGTAATATCAACAATAATCTCTTTTACATTGTTTTGAACGAAATATTTTCGATCCTTATCACTCATACCATCCCAATCTACTATGTCACTTACTTTCAAGCTCTCAATTAGTTGCATTTCATTTTTTTTACTTATCTCTAATTGACTCAAAGTATATGCATATGTTTTAGCATCAAGCCTACCCTCTATATAATCGACGTAGGCTATTTCAATACTCTTGTTTAATTCTTTAACTCTTGCGATATGTTTCCTTTCTTTTTTTGAATAGTCTTTTTTAATGTTATTAGTGATTAATCGATATAAGACCTCATCTATGATAGCTTGTTGATTTATTCTTTGGTTTCTACATTGTTCACACACATAATAGTAATATCTACGATTTGGTTTTTTTGTACTTTTACTTAATAGTGTGTGGCCAGATTGACATTTCAGCAAATATCCAAAGTAATACTTTTCATTATCTTTACTACACAATACTTTTTTTATTGAATTGTTTGCTTTTAAATATATTGTCTTATCGATAATAGGTGGGACTATATTCATATACTTTTCGTTTTTGAAATAGAATTCACCATAGTAAATCTTATTCTGAATAAGAACTTTCACTGCATCAGAATTTATATATTTCTTTCCCTTTGATTCTAAATATCTTTGGATCTCACTTAAGTTATGATTATTACAAGCCATTTGAAACGCTTCTTTGACTAACTTTGCTTCTTCAGGATTTATTATCAGTTTATTTCCTTTTTCACGTATATATCCAAATGGTGGTTTACCACCACGTGGAAATAAGCCTTGTTTGGCCATTTGAATCATCCCGTCATTTGTTCTTTCTGATATCGTTTCTCGTTCCCATTGAGCTATAATTGCTAACATTCCAACCATCATGCGTCCATTTACAGAACTTACATCCAGTTGATCCATAACAGCAATAAGATTACAGTTACACTTATTCAACAAGTCTATTATTCTGTATACATCGATAACACTTCTAGAAAGTCTATCTAACTTATATATTATGACAACATCAATTCTACCCTTTTCAACTTCAGAAAGTAATTCCTGAAGCTTCTTTCTTTTCATATTTTTAGCACTAATCCCCTCATCAACATAATACTTTATACTTTCCAATTCATAATCGAAAAGCGATAAATACGCATTGATTTTACTCATTTGTACATCGATGCCAAAACCTAGTTCTGCTTGTTCCTGTGTTGACACTCTAATGTATACCCCAACTTTGAAGTTCTTCTTTTTTAAATCTGTCATTCTTCCTCCTAAACAGTGAAAAAAGTATGAACCCCATTCTATTGTACAACGAGTCTCAAACGTAAAAAAAGAATCCTCAGTCAGAAGATCCCTTTTGTATCTTATATAATCCAAATATAAGTTAAGTTAAATAGCAATGTATGTATCGAATTCTATAAACAATACATTCATAGATATCCAACACAAAACAAGAATTATATAAGACACCTTTAATATACCATAATGTAAAACAAAATCAAGCACTTACGATAATTTTACATTTTTGTTTGGATGAACTTGCTCGATCCGTTCTATGCAGGTGTCATAATACTTCTTGTTCCATTCTACACCAATATATGATCTATTCAATTTCTTAGCAGCTACTACAGTTGTTCCTGATCCTAGAAAACAATCTAGTACAAGATCATTCTCTTTGCTGGAGTTTTGAATAAGTGTTTCAATGATATGTAATGGTTTAATTGTAGGATGATCATACATGCGTTTATCTTTAACATTAGTCGGTGTTAACCAGTATGTTTTTCCACTTTGATAAGTTGTCTGCAGTGTAATTCCTTTTCTAAAGTATAGACAAAATTCTTTGTCATTCATATAGTTTCTACCATGTGTAGGGATTGGGTTTGTTTTAATCCAAACAAGTATATCGAATGAGCATTTGTGTATACCAACAAAGAATTTAAGATAATCATAAATTTGAGCCTTATTGCACCAAATATATATATTAACTTTTTTCATAATTCGCATGAATTCATCGAGTATTTCTAGATCCATTCCTTCATCAAGTTTTAATGTATTTAGCTCTTCGGATTGTTTATGTTTTTGCTTACTGATGTAACCTTTTGTTCCACTTCCTTTTGATAGCTTGTATGGTGGATCAATAACAACAAGATCTACACTGTTACTATCAATTTTCTTTATGAATGAGTATGCATCAGCATTGTAAATTGTATTTTTTTTAATTCCTTCAATCACATCCTTTCTATCTTCAGCTAGCTTATGATTTTAGTATAGCAGTAAATCATTTGCTTTCTAGTCTTGACATTGAGAACTTGAAATCTGTGCACTTACAGGTTAGAACATATATCAAAATAACTGGATTAGATTAAAGAAAAAAAAGGAAAGAATTAATTAATGTCATTAAGTTAAGAATCCATTAACCAAGCAAAATTCATCGATGAAGTGAATTTTGCTTGGTTTTTTGTTATCTTCAGAAAGTTGTGATA